GTCCAGAGATCACCATTCGCGCAGGAGGCAACGGCAAGACTGGGGCGATGACACCATGTTGTCAAACGCTAGGACCTCCCAACGAAGCAAAGTCAGTGCTTGGTCATTTTGAGGATCAGACTTTTGAGGAAATCTTTTGGGGGAAAAAATATGAAGAACTCCGAAAGGCGCATCAAGAGGAAAGGTTCGACGACATTGAATACTGTAAGAACTGTGACTTCTTGTACGATGACCCCGAGGTGTTAGTTTGGAGTAACGATCCAACGGCAAGGACAAAGCACATGTTAGGCACCAAGTTCTCACTCAACGACAACATTATAGGGAGAGCAAATGCTTGAACGCGAAAGAAAATATTGTAAGACCATGGGAAGAAGATAAGACCGTATACCTATGGCATCCTCCTAAGACTGGAGGCACTAGTATTTGGTTTAACTTAAAGCGAGTTAGCCGACTCAACGGGCACGCATACTGGTATAGGATACCTGATCACAGGGTGATAATAACAGAATCCAGAGATTTTCATAAATGGATGCTGTCAGAACCAACTTGGTGTAAGCACCTATCCGTATTGAAAACAACTATTCCCGCCTACGTTCCTTCTATTTTGGCGGTAAGAGATCCATACTCTAGATGCATGTCCATGTATTCTTATTTTCAGAAACATCAGGCGAAGAAGAGCGGTAGATCATTGGGCGGATTCTCTGAGTGGTTTAAACAATATGTAGATTACAAAAAAAGATGGTTTCCATGGAGACCTTGTGCTGTTTGGAAGAATCACCTAACTGGTCCAGTTGCGATACTTAGATACGAATATCTTCGCGAAGATTTTAGAGAGATTACTGGGCACGAATGGAGTGATGAATACGATTTTAATGCCACCAAAAAGTGGACTAGAGAAGATGCTTTATGTGTTTATTCACAGAGGGATGTGGATAACATAAACAGAGTATTTGCTGAGGACTTTGAGGTGTTTGGTTATGAAAAGGTATAGTGTATTGGCACTGCTCCTTGCGGCGCAGACGACCCAAGCAGATGATATGTACGAAGTCGCGAAAGATACTTGTTGGGATTTGATCAAGAACGAGTATCCTACCAAACGCATCTATCTTAACACGCACGACAGGATCGGGTATTCGGGAGATGCCCGATTCTTCATGGCGGGGAGATGTTTTGAACCTGCCTGCAATGAACCATTCAGTTGGTTTGTGTACCAAGTCAGATACATTGAAGGCAGGAAAGCATACATCACCTGCACCATGCCAGATGGTGGTGAACCTAAGTTAGATCGTTACAATCAGAACAACAGTTTTATGCCGCCTGAATAGTCTTGATCTCGCAGTGCTTATTATCATTCAACTTCACTATAGTACCAGCACGCAATGATCTACTGCGAACAGTAAACTCTTTGACTTCTTTGCGTTGGATCTGACAGTTAGTTACAACTGCCCAGTCATTACCTTTCTTGTCAGTGACATATATCGTGTCTTCGACAATATGAATGACTGGCTCGAGTGATCTCGTAGGAAGGACATCTGCGTTAGCAATAGCAGGAATGAGCAGCAACATGAGTGCTATCTTTTTCATGGATTTCTCCTTGCGTCATCACGACGGTCTGTCGCCTCACGGCGAATTATTACATTTTTATTACAGTTTTATTACTGTATACATTATATAGTCTCCGTAAATATTTAACTTTACATTCATGACGAATTATTATAATATAAATAATACCGATGATACTGTGGGATACAGGTCATCAGTTCTCTACGCAGAATGGTCTGGTAGAGTATAACAACAATCTTGCTTAATATAAGGAGATCCGTTATGGTATCTAAAGCATTTTCTTTTCCACGTTCACACTTCATTGGTTTCGATCACGTTTGGAATGAGATTGAAAGACTGTCAGACATGGCAGACAACAAACTCTATCCTCCACACAACGTAGTCAAGCACGATGATGTTAACTTCACCGTAGAACTTGCCTTGGCAGGTTACAGCAAAGACGACCTCACTGTTGAAGTGAAGGACGGTATCTTGGTTGTAACAGGTGACAAGTCAAGCGAAGAACGTGAGTATCTACACCGTGGTATTTCTTCTAAGAAGTTTACACGAACATTTAGGTTGTCAGAACACGTTGTTGTAAGCGGAGCGGATTTTGTGGATGGACTACTGGTCATTGACCTGAAGGTAGAGATCCCAAAAGAGAAGCTGCCTCGCGCTATCCCAATTGGTAAAACTAAGGGTAAGAAGCAACTTTTAACTGAGGACTGAAATGAAAAACTTGGCAATCGTTGCCTTGTGTTTCTTTTCTACTTTCGCATCTGCAAGTGACATCGAAGAGGTCGTCGTCAAGGCGAGGCACGTTCGCATTGTCATGATTAAACTAGCAGAGACCCACGTGCAGGATCCAAAGACTGGTGACTGGCACTATGTGGAAGAGCGCAAAGTAGAAGATAACAAGGCATGACAACTCGGGGAGACTTCGGTCTCCCCTTTCAAGGAGACGTGTAAATGGAACTAATACCCATCATTGGAATCGGTGCCGTGATGATGATTGCTCCTGTAGCAATCGGCGTCACGCTCGTCTATTCATACGAAGCAACCAAAGATATCGGCAAAGAATAATCGTAAGTCATTGATTTGATTAAAGTTTTTCAGACTTTACTTTGATACCCGTTTCAAGCATAATAACTGTATGGTTGATAACGGAGATGAAATGATGATTGATATTGCTATTAACAACTTGTTCGACGCGATTGGTAAGGACTTCGCTGCTTGGCGTGCTCGTGGTGAGTACGGTAGCGAGAACGACTATGGTGAAATGGTCGATAACCTGCACGTTGAAGAAGGTCGTAAGTATCTCAAGATTGTCAAGAAGTTGGGCAGTCAAGAGATGGTTTGGGGTTTCATTGTCAAGAAAGATGACAAGAAGTTCCGTGCTGGCGACATCTTGAAAGCAGCATCTTGGGCAGCACCTGCCCGCAACCAAGCGCGAGGAAACATCCTCGACGGTGACTTCTCTTGGGTTCGTTGGACTGGTCCGGAGTATCTGTGAAGATACTTCGGGAGACCACCAACTGGTCAAAGGTTGAGTACACTATACCCAAACACGATTACTTGGTAGAAGGTGGCCATGGCGGTCGCCTCATTGCTATGCGCAAAGAGGGTTCTGACGTTTGGGAGAAGTTTAGCAAGGCAATCCCGTTCGGGAAAAAACACCGCACGTTTAAAGAACTGCGCGAACCATTGCCCACTGAATTCGTAAAACCATTCCAAGCGGATGCTTGGGAAAAGAAAGAATATAATTCCTTGGAGATGTTTATGTCATGAAATATGCATTAGTTGAACGGTGCGGTGATTCTATGAAATGGTATGCTGATAAAATTGATGAAGCATTTCCCATTCTCTCCGAATACAGTACTGAAGTTTTGGTGAGAACATATGATTCGTACAATACTAGCAACTTCATTGCTAACGAAGATTGTTCTTTTATTTGGAAAGTAGAGGTTGTAGATGCCGAAGAAGAAAGTAATTCCACCCCCAGTTGATGTAGTCGGACGCAAGGTTTCTTGGAAACCTAGTCCTAATTCAGATCGCATGTACGGCGAGGTTGTGCATGTAGGATTCCAGTGGCCATATCCCAAAGACCCTAAATACCCTTCTGGGCGAATTCGCATGCTGAAGCAACAACTTACAGTAGCGATTGCCGACGGACGTCTCTTTAAGATGTCCGGCGAGATAGAAGATCTTAAACGGATTGGGATGATCGCGGAGTCATCAAGCGAGGATTAATGCACTGGATAACATTACTCACATCATTGTCGATTGCTGGAGTCGCTGCGTGGTACAGTATCGTAGGACTCATGGCAATCTTCTCGGGTGCGGCGATAGCGATCGCCATTATGGGTGGTGTATTGGAAGTTGGCAAACTGGTAACTGCTGCATGGTTACACGCCAACTGGAAGAAAGTACCACTGTTGATGAAGACGTATCTTACATCAGCAGTGTTTGTGTTAATGGTAATCACTTCCTTGGGTATCTTTGGTTTTTTGTCAAAGGCACACTTGGAACATTCTATATCAGTAGGTGGAACAAATGAACTTCAGATCACCAACTTGGAGAGACAGATTGCGAGACAGCAATCAATCATTGCTGATACAGAGACGGTACTCACGCAACTGGATGATCAGGTACAGGTACTCATCGACTACGACCGCATTCGAGGTCCTAGTGGTTCGATTGCAACTCGTCAAGCGCAGGCAGAAGAAAGGCAAATGCTTAACGAGGGCATCGATGCTGCGTACATTCGAATTGACGAACTACAGAAAGAACTCACCCCGCTACAGCAAGAAGCACTGGAGATTGAGGTCGAAGTTGGTCCGCTTAAATACATCGCGGAGTTAATCTATGGAGAAGACGATGCCAGGAACCATTTTGATCGTGCTGTTAGGTTCGTTATTATCCTTCTTGTTACTGTATTCGATCCTTTGGCAGTCATACTCTTACTCGCCGCTACCATGGGATTCACCGCCAGAAAACAGTCACGTATGTTCACGGACGATGGTGAGTTAAAAGTAGGGCGAGAGAACGTTGTTGATGTAGAGGAACTTCTGCCAGTCGAACCTGTTATGGATCCACCAAGTGCGGTTGATGATGCAGCAAACGTCATGAGCAATTATGAGGAGATTGAAGACCTGCCTCCTGCTGATGAGATAGACGAAGTCCTTGACCCCGACGACGGACACGGTATTGAAGACATTAACGATCCCACTGATAAGGTGAGGCGAGGTTGGGTAAACTGGCAAAGAAGGAACAGAAAAAAGACTTGACATTGATATCAGATTGCGGTAGACTATTATCATGAATATATTTTACTTACATGAAGAACCTAAGCAGTGCGCCAAAGAGCACAACGACAAGCACTGCGTCAAGATGGATATTGAATATCCACAGATGCTCTCGACTGCGCACCGTGTTCTCGACGGGGATGAGTGGTACGACAAAACTGCTAACGGTAGAAGAATCAAGCGATGGAAACATCCGGAACCCATTATGGATTCTGTACTGTACAAAGCAAGTCATATCAATCATCCAAGCGCAGCGTGGGTCCGCGAGAGCAAGAATAACTATAACTGGTTATTTCAGTTGTGGATGAACCTCTGCGAAGAGTACACTTGGCGTTATGGAAAAACTCACATGTCTTGGACGAAACTTGGCGTCGCGCTATCTCGTCCCCCTAAAAATATTGATGACAAACCATTTGTCCAACCACCTCCAGCAATGTCGCACTTCCCTCAATGCATCGTGGAAGGAGACTCCATCGAATCCTACAGAAATTACTACAGAGAAGCAAAGGCAAGTTTCTCCAAATGGACAAGGCGACCAGTGCCAGAGTGGTGGACGGTATGAACTGGATTAAAAAACTTCTGGGGACTCCTCTTGATAAAAACCCTATAGATACTGTTATCATTGAGAAACTTCCTGGTGCAGATAATGAACAAGTGCAGGAAGTGTATCAGGCAAGGTGGGTTTGGTATCACACTATCCTTGCGGTAGAGATCGCGTTCACAAATATTTTGTTAATTTGTATACTGATGGTTTTAGCATTTAAATGAGTAACGGTTACAAGTCAGGGAACACAAGGATGTTCAATATTCGTGTCCCCGAATATCTACATGCACAGTTTAAAGAAATCTGTGGAGAAGCAGATGTAACCATGGCGAGTGCATTGATTGGTTACATGGAACGTATTGTTGATGGTACTGAAGATATCGGTGGTAAGAGCAAACCGAATGCTGAGTTTGATCCGCTGTCAGATATCCGAGGGCAGTACAAAGAAGGTGAGGATTACTAATGGGAATAGATTACAGGTACAATGAATTTGCGTTGATAAGCGAGTTAGAAGATTATGTCAACTCGACTTACGACGAGCACTACTCCAAAAACAAATACCAAGCAACCGAGTTTATTATCGACGGTGGTCATGGAGAAGGATTCTGTCTCGGCAATATCCTCAAGTACACGCAGCGATACGGTAACAAAGAAGGCAAGAACCGTAAAGACTTGTTGAAGGTTCTCCACTATGCGTTGATTGCGTTACACGTTCACGACTTGGAGCATGCTGATGATAAGAGATTTTAAAGTTGATCAACATTTTGTTGTTCCTATCATGAAGTGCCATGTAGATTTGCCTCATAAGGAAATCGCTGATTATTGTAGGAAAAGATTGCATGAACATGGTAATTACACTAGTTACTTCGACGACAAATTCAATGATCATATGAAGTTAAACTTTCCTTACCGCAATGCATTAGAAAGCACTTTGAAAGCAGCAGGAAAATTATTTGCCGAAGAAAGGCAGATTGAGACGATACCGTACTTTGACTATTGGTTCTCAGTTTATTGGGAGGGTACGGATCACGTGTTGCATACGCATCCTGGCACAATAGCAGCAGGAACTTATTATCCTCATGGCGACGAAAACTCCACCAAGATAAGGTTTAGACATCCGGCGGCAACTCTTTTAGCTCACGCTGAACCAAGCAACGACGCCGAAATGTTCTACACTCACTATCCCAAAACAGGTGAGTTGAATTGTTGGCCAAGTTGGTTAGAGCACGAAGTCCGACCGCAAGGGAAGGTTGATCCCCGAAACAGCAGAGTCGCTATATCGTTCAATTATGGCAAGACATCACAGGCGATAATCCGTAGTCCTGAGTGGAAGGCGCACTAAGTCGTTGATTTCATTAGAGTTATTTCTCTTGCTTTTTCCTCTTGATTGAGGCATAATAAAACTATAGGAGGAGCATTCTATGCGTATCTATGGTTCTATGTCACATGATTTTACTGGTCGTAAGATCAAGAAAAGTAAACCCAAGGGTGAGGTCTACGCTAAATATAAGCGACCTGCCTTTTCCGAGATGACTGCCCGTAGTGGTCCTGTTCGTCGCGATGAAGGTGTGGTCTATGCTTCGGTAGACTGTACGAAGGGTGGTCCCTGCGCTGCTCCTGAGAAGAAACAGTATACGGGGACTCTGGTCAAAGGTATTGCGACGATGCATAAGTCGAACGCTGTACCTGTCATTGACGACGAGCAAGCGAAAGATCTTGCCCGTATGCGGAGGTGATGTATGCCGTCAGGTGTTTGGACAGAAGAACGTGTGCGCGATTATTTTGATACGCACTGGGACATAACTCTACGACAACTAGCGAGGATGAGTGGGTGGTCTGTTAAAGACCTGAAGACAATTCTACTTATGGGGTAGGATATGCGATACTTACTTTTCGGAGCATTAGTTTTGCTCTTTGTTGGTTGCGGTCAGTTAGAGCAATGGAAACCAAGTGAGTTCGACAACGTAGAGTTTAACTCGTTGGCGACTCTATATGTCTTGGCGAATACACCAGCGTCAGAAGAAGAATGGTGTAATCGTCGTGAGTTGTTTGCCATGAAACGTATGTCGCTGAGGTTGCAAGTTTATAGCGAACATAGATTGAACGATAACATCGGTGATATCTACAGAGAACTTAATTCTCTGATCAACGAACTATATGATAGGGAAACACCCAGCAACGTGTACTGTAAGGTAAAAAGGATGACTGTTGCTGAATCTATAGATCATATGCTCGAAGTGTTCGGAGGAAGGAAATGAATGTAGATCTTTGGCAGAAGGCAGCAGAAATAAAGGTTCGAGAGTACAGATCACTTTTGGACGCAGGACATATAACTATGGGCGAGTACACAGAACTCGTTGATGATCTTTGTGATTATGCTCGCATAGAAGAGCAACTTGAGACTGAGGACATCAAGAACAAGGTAGTCAAGGCAATTGACGCCATTAAAATGGTAGCAGGATTGCTGTAATGGAACTAGAAACAATAGAAGAAGTGAACCCTAATGCACTCGTTGGTGTAGAGTGGGTTTCTAATTATTTTAAGCAGGACGCAGTAGCGGATCATGATGCCTATGGAAAAATCCGTTGGGCGTGGGAGTTTACTCACGATAGCATGCCTGTAGAGGTTCACATGCTTCGCACCTTAAATGGCCAGTATGCTCTTGCTGTAGCAGATTTTGGAATGAATGGAGCAGTAGCAAGGGATTGGTCTAAACAAAACAAGAATCTACTCAAAGACGCAAAGAGTAGATTGTGTAAAGCAATGAACAGTGATTTCTTTGGCGACTTGGTATAGTAATGAAAAAATTTAATTTGGACTTGATCGAACTACCAAAGATCAAGCGTGTTACCGTCAACGGTAAACGTCATTATGTAAAAGAGGATGGGGAAGCAGTTCCGTACCCTTCTGTCACAACCGTCCTTGCCTCTTGTAAAAAAACCAAGAGAGCATTACATGAATGGCGTCGCCGAGTAGGTGCTGAGCAAGCGAACAAGATATCGAAGCAAGCATCTTCTCGCGGCACGTCAGTCCATACTTTGATAGAGGACTATATACAAGGAAAGGAGTCAACTGGCGTAATAATGCCAAACGCACGCGACATGTTTGGTCGCTTGCGCGATGTTGCTGATGAGCACATCGACAATGTTAGATTGATCGAAGGACTGATGTACTCCGAGTATCTGCGAGCAGCAGGAACGGTAGACATGGTCGCCGAGTACGATGGGAAAATTTCAGTGATCGACTGGAAAACTTCTGCGCGGCGAAAGACTCGATCTAAGATATATAACTACTTCAAGCAGGAAGCTGCGTACGCAGTTATGTTTGAAGAGATGACTGGAATACCTGTGACTCAATTAGTCACAATCATTACAACGCAAGAAGGAGAGTCTCAAGTATTCATCGAACACCGTGACGAGTGGGTAGGTGAGTTCTTGAAGTTGAGAGACCAGTATGAGTTGGAATTACAGGATAGCGCATCGCCCTAAAACTGATCCCCTGTTGGGATATCAGATTCACGAGATCTATTATGATGATGAGGGCAATGTCAAATTTTATTCAACAAATCCTGTAACTGCTTTTGGTGATATACCAGATGAGTTGTATGAAGATATGTGTAACATGATGCGTGCGTTCGACGAAGAACCGTTGAACCTTGATCATGTAGATTACCTGCTGACAAGGAAGGAGCAGGGTTCCGGTCAAAAGAGGGAAACGTAAGGGTACGACTGCGAGGGCATGGTAGAGATGTCCTGATGTGTCACTGCTATAGACTAGGAGAAGCAGCGTAGACGGGGTCGCAGTCATAAGTCGTTGATTTTAAACGACTATTTTAGATTTGCTTTTGTTCCACTATTCAGTCATAATATATAAATAGTGGAAAGGAGAAAGACTATGTGGACACCTACTAAACTCGCAGTTCTTGTGACGTTCTTCGTTGTCGGTCTTTGGACTGGCGCTGCATATGGTCAAGTCAATATCCCTGCTGATACAAAAATCATCGTTGTGGAAAGTAAGACTTGTCGCGACTCGGTTTATTATAAAGGAACCAACACAATGTATGTGTATGATTGCACGAGCAAGGGCAGGGTTGCAACTGCTACCGATCGTGTTGTCAACCGAAGCATTGACCGAACTGCTCGAACGGTTGAGCGTTCTATTCAACATGGCATTGATCGTCAGATCTATGAGATGGGAAGGAAGATCGACAAAGCACTTGGTCGCTTCTAATGTTGGTATATTATCATGCTAGGACTCCTCAGTACATTGAGGAGTTCGCCGATTGGTGTTGCGAAGAACTAGGCATAGACAAACTTCGCGGATGGATTGACTTCCGTTGGCATTACGGTGAATTAGAAGATAATGCGTTTGGATTATGTACAGGTGACTCTCGCGAAGTTTCCATACAGATTGCCACTAGGCAGTTTGGCGAATCAATATCCTACGAAGATAAACTCAAAACTGTTGCGCACGAACTAGTGCATGCTCGTCAGTATCTCCGAAGAGAACTTACAAGTCATCCTGACGAATGGGATCTGCCTGTTTCCCGTTGGAAGGGCAGGACTGTTCGATACGGAAAAGGCATCTATGCTGAGAACGATACTCCTTGGGAAAGAGAAGCACGACGTCTTGAAGAAAAACTATTTAAGAAGTGGATGGAGGAAGAAGTATAAATAGATACATCCAAGAGGAAGGTATCTATGGCAATCCGTTCAACAGATGATCTAAAAATCCAACTCGATAAGTGTGGATACACCGATCTCAAGCAAGGTAAAACTCGAAGTACAGTGGTTGTCCAACTCGAAAAGGGTAGCGACCGAGAAGGTGCATTGAGAAATATTGCCACTAAGTTGAAAGGCAGATATAATCCTAGTGGCGGTACATCATCAGTAGGTCGTGCTGAGATGGGGACTTACTACGTTGAAGTAAAAATCAAAGGTGGCGGTGGATCAGGCGCAGGTTCTGACATCACCAAGCTCGCCGAGTCTGCCCAGTGCGTCTACAATGCTGCTTGCTATGCCAAAAAACCATACACCCATGATGGACTCAAAGGTGCCAGCAGTAAGTACGACGTTGACGAGAAAATCGAAAACGTGCTAACCAAACTGCCAGACGACTGGATTGCATCTTCTAAGTTGGTGGCGGCGCAATTAAAGAAGAAATTTCCATCTACCACTTACAAGCACCATCGCGGTTCTGCTTGGGTAAACAATTTATACACGCATGTGAACCTACTCAACAGAGAGGCAGGTAAACCGTTTGGGGATGCAAACAAATGGAGTCCTGCTGATATTTGGATGGTTACTCCAAAGGGAGCAACCGTCAACTTGACCTCTGCTAAAACTTTCACTGAACTGAACGAAATGTTGATCAAGAATTTTATCAGCAAAGATATCATCGGAGTTTCTCTTAAGAAATGTGTAGGCAGGGTCAACTACAAAGAGTTGAACTTGGGTAGAGAACGACCGACTTTTAAATACGAAAGAACAACAACTGGTCTCCGTGGATTCTTTGACTCTGGTGACGGATATCTTTTCTTCAACGGTGGTAAAGCACAGTTCCGTAAGTTCGGCACTACATGGCAGGGCGAACTAAAAGGTAAGAACGCGAACATGGGTAAGATGTCCGGTGGACCAATCAAAGGGTTGGTCGATATGATCATCGGACCAGGAAAAACTTTTATACCACAAAGAGAACTCAGCGAACGCAACGATGAGACAATCAAAAAGTTTTACGATTGGTATACTGCTTGTCCGGACACAAACAAGATGGACGAGTACGAATTTTATAAAGCAGTTATGGAAAAGGATATGAACTGGTTTGTCTCTAAGATTATGACAACCCAACTTATCTCCATAGTCGAATCAATGTCAAAGAAAAACAAAGATCGTTTCGCCTCAGGTCTAGTGAACTATGCTGGGTCCGAGTCAGAATTATCTGGACCATACGCAAAGGTATACTAAAATGGCGCAGTTTAATAAACATTTCCAAACAATGCTTGGCAATAATGAAGACATCTATGAAGTCACTATGCTCGGCGATCAAAACGGTAATATCATCAACAGTTTTGGTGACGCGGCGAACATTCCTATTGCTGCTGGTCAGGTAACTGGGTACAGCGTCGTACACAAGTTTGGTTTGGTCGACGGTACTAACAGCGGCAACCTATCCACGATCTGGTCTCCAGCCGATACATCATCGACACTACTATATCCTTGGGACTACACTCCTGGGACGGTGGTAGCAGTTAGTACCAGCGGCGATGATACCAACGGTGGTTCTGGCGCACAAACAATTGTAGTAGAAGGTTTGGACGCCAACTATAATGAGATCTCAGATACTCTGACCATGGCGGGTGGGACAAACACCGCAGCGAGCAGTAACCAATATATTGTGGTTCATCGTGCCTTTGTTGCGAGCGGAGCAACTAACGTCGGAAAGATTAGCATTAATGCTGGCGCAACCAAGGTTGGTGAGATCGCCGCAGGGTACGGACAAACTTTGATGTCAGTGTATACGGTTCCTGCTGGGCACACCGCATACCTGTCGAACCTGAGAGTGTCCTCGTCAAAGCAGACGTCAAGCATTATTCGTTTGATGGTCAGACCGTTCGGTGGCGTGTTCCGAGTCCAGTCCACAATCTCGCTGTACTCTGGTACTGGTGAGACGCAGTTTGTAACTCCGCTGAAGATTACTGAGAAATCCAATATCGACGTCCGGATCACTGGGGGCACCAATAATACGGTATCCTGTGACTTCGATATGGTGCTGGTTGAGAACTAAAAGTTATATGCATATAGCCAAACAATCCTTTACTTTTGTGTCCAGATATAGTACAATGCCCGTATGAAATCGTTTATGACACATCAAATGCTCTCTGAGGCGAAGAACACTCACATGACTCACATCGAGGACAAAGTCCTCTATGGTGGGGTCAATGGCACCCGAGAGGCGATTAATGCCCTTCGTGGGTTGCGGGATATGCTAGCTGGCAAACATAAAGGTGATATCTCCGTCAAGTGGGACGGTGCCCCTGCTATCTTCGCAGGCATCGATCCTCGCGACGGTAAGTTCTTCGTGGCGAAGAAGGGTATCTTCAACAAGAATCCTAAAGTATACAAGACGAAGGCAGATGTCGACGCTGACACTTCCGGCGACTTGAATGTAAAACTCAACGCTGCACTTGAGGAACTCCCTGCTCTTGGCATCAAGGGTGTCATACAGGGTGACTTCTTGTTTGGTCCTGGAGATGTAGCGACCAAGAATATTGGTGGCGAAAGTTATGTTACATTCCATCCCAACACTATCGTGTATGCTTTGCCAAAGGGAAGTGCTGCGGCGAAAGAAGTGAAGACTGCTCGTATCGGTATCGTGTGGCATACAACATACACTGGTGATACGTTTGAAAGTATGCGAGCATCATTCGGCGTCAACGTTGGTGCTCTGAAGAACAGTCGTAAGGTTTGGAGTCAGGATGCTATGCTTCGTGACGTGACGACTGCTACTTTGACTGCTGCCAAAACTAAAGAAGTGACCGAATACCTTTCAACTGCTGGTAAAATATTTCAGAAGATTGCTGGCAGCACCCTGCGACAACTTGAGGCGAATCAAGATCTCGCTCAGTTGATCGAACAGTTTAATAACACATTCGTCCGTAAGGGTATGGTCATACAAGACTCGCGTAGACACGTAATCGCGTTACAGCGTTGGTTGCGCACGAAGTACAAAGCAGAGATAGATAAGCGATCCACGGAGCGTGGTAAGAAGGCACAAAGAGAAAAACTCAACAAAATTATGGCGTTCTTCTCGAAGCAAAACACCGCATCATTAATCGCTATGTTCGAACTGCAAAAGAATATTGTATTGGCGAAACTGATCCTTATAAATAAACTCAATGCCCTTGCGAATATAAGCACTTTTGTTAAAACGCGGAAGGGTTACAAGGTAACAGGTCAAGAAGGATTTGTTGCTATCGACAAACTTGGTGGTGATGCGGTGAAGTTAGTTGATCGTATGGAATTTTCATATAACAACTTTTCACCAGATATATTAAAAGGATGGGATAAACCTAGTAGGAATTAAACGTGCCTAAACCACTTTCATTTAAAGATTTTCTCGTGGTCGACTATGCTCCAGGAATGGGTGAGTATATCAACTATCAAGCGGCCAAACGCAAAAAGCAGCAAGGTGCTGGCAGCAATGCCGAGTATGCTTCTTACCAACCTGAAGGTGAGAAGATAGAAGAAGCACTGACTCATGCTCAGCGTATTAAGAAACGTCAGATGATGAAGAAGATGAAGGGACGTATTAAAATTGGAAGACTTCGTGCACTGAAAAGAACTCCAACAATGGATGTTATCAAGAGACGTGCAAAGAAGAAAGCGAGATTGCTCATGCTCAAGAAATTGACTAGGGGCAAGTCAAAGCAAGATATGAGTTTCGCTATGCGTCAGTCATACGAAAAGAAACTTGACAAGATGAAACCTCGCTTAGATCGTATTGCCAGAAGGTTAATCCCCGACGTTAGAAAAGCAGATCGTGAGAGAAAGAAGGCAGCATCTGCTGCTAAAAATAAATAATGTAGTCGTAGGGAGACGACATGATTAAGTCGTTTAATGACTATCTGGTAGAAGAAGCAAAGGTCGCTTATTTTACCTTCGGTCGTATGAATCCTCCAACCTCTGGTCATCAGAAGTTGTTAGACATGCTCGCAAAAAATGCGGGCAAAAATCCTTATTTTGTTTTCCTATCTCAGTCGCAAGACGCCAAGAAAAATCCACTCGACTACAGCGCGAAGGTAAAGCATGTTCGTAAGATGTTTCCTCGTCACGCTCGTCGAGTTTTGATCAACAAGAAAGTCCGCACTGCCTTTGATGCAGCATCATATCTGTATGAGCAAGGTTTTAAAAACTTGGTCATGGTTGTTGGTTCTGACCGTGTACGAGAGTTTACGACATTGCTAGAAAAGTATAATGGTGTGAAGGGTAAGCACGGATTTTACAATTTCAAGAACATCCAAGTAGTTTCTGCTGGAGCACGCGATCCTGACGCCGAAGGTGTAGAGGGAATGTCTGCTTCCAAACTCCGTGCGTTTGCAGCGGATAATGACTTCGCAGGTTTCTCACAAGGTCTCGGATCTATGAGTAACAAAGACGCGAAGAAGTTGTTTGTTGATGTACGCAACGGTATGGGCATCAAAGAAGAAACTGTGTTCAAACGCCACGTAGAACTTGACCCTGTGTCGGAGACTCGTGAGAAGTTTGTAAAGGGTGAGTTGTTTGAAGTTGGTGATCAGGTTGTAGTAAAAGAATCTGAAGAAGTCGGTACTATTACCCATCTTGGTAGCAACTATGTTATCGTTCAATTGAGCGAAGATAAAGTTGTTCGCAAATGGCTAGATGCCATTGAAAAGTTGGATGAATATGTGTCCAGCGCAGAGTTTGTTCC